AAGTACAGCTACAATAGAGATATTAATGCGTGACTCTACTACTGGCGCTCCTAAAACAGGTCTAACTGTAGCTATGGTTATATCTAAGGATGGCGGGGCGGCGGTATCTACTACTAATTCCGTAACTGAAATAGGGCTTGGACAATACCAAATCGTACTTACTGCTACAGAAATGACTGCTAATAACGTATTCTTACAGGCCACTGCTACTGGTGCAATTACATTTAATTACAGTTTCCCAACTGTACCATAAAGATTTAACTTGACAAATCAATAAAAATATGCTATAATAGTAACATGACTAATAGACCTCTTACAGATAGACAATTTAAGTTTCTCGAACTACTTTTTAAGGATGGCCCTCCCGGTAGGCAGATATACGTGGCCGCAGATAAGATTAAAGTAGAAGCTGGATATTCTGAAACTACACTTGCTCAGCAGATAGTAGACTCTGTAAAAGACTATATAATTCAATTCAATCAAGATTACTTAGCACTTAATAGTGGTGAGTCAATAAGCGCCTTAGAGGATGTTCTAAGAACGCCTACACAGAAGGGTGCAGAAACTAGACTTAAGGCTGCCAATAGTATATTAGATAGAGCAGGTTTCGGTAAGAAAGAAACCCAATCTATTGAAATTAAAGCAGATAAAGGTATAGTTATACTACCATCTAAAATTAATGAATAGCTATACAGTTGTGTAGGGTATAGCCCAACTTAAAGGATGACTACAAAATGAGTTTAAATAGAACTAATAGACGCTCTCTTAACAGGCGTATTGATAAATATGTTAAATTTAGTTTAACTAATGCACAGATTTTAGCACTTAATGGCACTCCAATTACTGTCCTTGCAGCCCCGCCTGCTGGATATGTTCATGTAGTTTCTAAGATTTATTGTACTAAAGCCGCTGGTACTGCCTATACTATAGGTTCTAATGCTGGTATTGATTTTAGGTATACTAATGCGTCTGGTGCTACTACAGTAACTACACTACCTACTACTGGGTTTCTTGACCAGACTACTGCACAGCAGTCATTTGCAGATGCTTCAAACACTGTTATTCCCGTAGCAGCAGCAGCTATTGTAGCTAATTCAAAAACAGCAGATGTAACTGGTACTGGCGCTCCGGGTATTAACGGACGTATATACTATGAGTTATTTCCTGCCACGCTCTAATGCTGCATGGTATAACATTAATAACTAAATCTCCACGTCCTACATTTAAGAATACGGAGCATTTAGATAGAATAAAACGAGTACTACTAGGTTTAACAGTTTACAGAGGCGGTAGTACTATACTATGGGGATATGATGCCAAAGATAATGGCTTACTTATTCCTGATGAACATGCCTTAAGGGTGTTGTATAGAAGTAGACAATACTTTGAATCTTCACCCTTAAGTTTTATAGTGCAGTGGATTGTTGATGAAACAAAACGTCCATTAAGTCCAATAAACCTTAAGAGAATCATAGATACTAGATTTCCTCTTAGAGAAATAATGCTATCATACGATGAACGAGAAAGAATCTATCTTAATCCAGCAACGTATCCGACACCTGAAAACTGGGATAAAGACCAAAGCAGAACACGAACCAAAGTCTATTCTAACAGGAAAGACCCCGGAGATAGACAAGAAGATATATCAAGACACGAAGAAGATAAACAAGCAGAAGACGGCATTAAAGAATCTAATAAGCAAGAGGAATAAATTAACAGTTCTATCCTCTAAGTTAGAACCTGAAGCAGCTAAAGTAATAGAATCTGACTATCTTGAAGACTTAGCTCCTACTTATAAACAGGAAATACTTAATAGAAAGATAATCTGGCAGGCAGATATTAATAATAAGCCCCAGATAGCTTTCTTACAGGCTACAGAAGAAGAAGTACTATATAGTGGCAGTCGCGGCTCTGGTAAAACAGATGCACTTATTGCAGACCCACTTAGATACATAACTAATCCTAATTTTAAAGGGTTAATTATACGTAAGAGTATGAAGCGACTTCGTGAAGTTATGTCTCGTGCTAGAAAGATGTACTTACAAGCGGTTCCCGGTACTCGTTGGAAAGAACAAGAGAAGATGTTTGTATTTCCATCTGGTGCTACATTAGAGTTTGGCTATTGTGATACTGAAGCTGACTTAGACCAGTATATAGGACAGGAATATATATGGTTAGGTATAGATGAATTAACACAATATCCTAATGATACAATTATTGAGACATTAAAACAGTCTCTACGTACTACAGATAAGACACTGCCTAGAACTATTAGATGTACTTGTAACCCCGGAGGCCCCGGACATAGATGGGTTAAAGAGCGTTTTGTTAATCTAGGCCCACAGAATACTAGAATTACTATAAAGATAGACACTGCTGCTGGTACGCGTCAGATTACTCGTAAATGGATACATAGTACTACATCTGATAATAGTATACTTGTAGAGAATGACCCTAATTACTTAGTATCACTACATGCTATTCAAAACGAAACACTTAGAAAGCAATGGTTATATGGTGATTGGGATGCAGCAGAAGGTATAGCATTCAGTGAGTTTAATCGTCAAGTGCATGTTATTAAACCTTTCAATATACCTAACAACTGGCTTAAATTTAGAGCTTGTGACTGGGGGTATAGCAGCCTTGCTGTATGCTTATGGTTTGCTGTAGATTATGATAACAATGTCTATGTCTATAGAGAAATGGTGGAGAATGGGAATAAGGCTCCCCGTAAGTTAACTGCTACTGAATTTGCTAATAAAGTACTAACTAAAGAATATCAAGAGCGTATACGGTATGGGGTATTAGACTGTTCTACATGGTCTGATAGAGGACAAAACGGCCCATCTATAGCTGAAGAAATGATAGGACGAGGTTGCCAATGGCGCATGTCAGATGGTAGTAAGGGTTCTCGTATAGCTGGTAAAATGCAGATACATCAGTATTTATCTATTAATGAGATTACTGGTAAACCTAGACTATTTATATTTGATAATTGCCGTGAAATTATAGATGAATTGTCATCTTTACCATTAGATGAGAATAACCCCGAAGATGTTGATACTGAAGCACAAGACCACGCCTATGATGCTTTAAGATATGGGTTAATGTCGCGTCCATTAATTGCTAGTGATTATATGTGGCGCAGCGATAATGGTAGTAATGGGTCTAATGCTGGTATAGTAGTAAGTAGTACATTTGGTTATTAATTAATAAAGGAATAAGAATATGGCTAAGGGTAAAAAGATGAGTGGTGCAGATATGGGGTTTTCCAATGATGGTGATTCTAAGAATACATTTGCTCCATCGGTAAAATCAACTCCTAATGAAGTTGGTGCAGAAGAGTCTATTTCTCGTAAGAATGGTAAAGGTGATATTACTGGGGGTATTGAAGATAAATCAATCTTTGGTGATATCGAGTATACTGGCAATACTATACAGGCTGCTAAGAAGGATTATAATTCCGTAGATAAATCTATCTTTGAAAAGCCCAATTATAGTTATACTAAAGAAGGCTTTGCTGGCGGCGATAACGACGGAGTATTTGGTAGTGACAAGTTTGCTGCTAAGGCTAAAGACAGGAAAGTAAATGGTAACATTGAGAAAGATGAAGCCAGTAGAGAACGTAATGAAGGTGAAAATCCTCAAGGTAAGCGTAAACTTAAAGTAGATAGTACTTTTAACGGCAAGAATCCTACTTCACTTAATGTAAAACGTAAATAAATGTCTCTTTCAGCACAAGATGGTATTTTAGGCTTAGGACTTGAAAAGAGTCCTATGTCTACCGGACAGGCACAGTCTACTAACCCAGACCCCGCCAATGGGTCGGTAAATGACGCCCCCGGTAAAGAAGATACCACTAACATGTTTGGTATGGATGCAAAAGCATATGGTAAGCAGGTGCAGCTTTCCGGTATTTATGCATTAGTTAACCAGAGATTTAAGTTTGCTGAAACAGCACGTAGAGTTACTGAAGACATTTGGATTAAGTCTTATTATCAGCATAGAGGTGAATATTCTCCTGCTGAGCGTCAGAAGATAGCTAAACTACAAGAACGTAACCCACAAGCTTCTGAAGCATATGTTAAGATTACTAAAGCTAAGAATGTAGCTGCCTATGGCCAGCTAAGAGAGATTATATGGGGAGAGGATGAATTCCCTATATCTATTGAACCTGAGAATGCCCCAGCACAAGGCGTACCAAATGATGTATTTGTAACTCCTGAACAGTTGCCCGATATATCATCTCCTGATGTATC